ACAAAGTCCCTCATCGTCGAATACTGATCCTTCTGGTCCTCCCACGCCTCAATCAAAGAGATCATCGACTTCTTAGACATCGGAGCCATTTCCTTGATATATCAACAGGTGTTGGTTTTAATTAATTCTGGTTTCGGTTTTGACTGCGAACTACGTTCGACTTATTTGCTTGCTTTGACTGCGAACTACGTTCGCGTGTTTGGACCCGTTCACTTCACTCTTTAATTTTATCAACTCTTAAAAACCCATAATCAGCATCCATATGAAGAAAAGAAACTTTTTTTCCATTTTGTTCCTGTATAAATGTTGGTAAAGTTTCATCAAACCACCCCTTTACCAAAACAACATTATCATTAACTTTTGGTAATTCTGAAACTTTAAAAGCACCTTTATCAAATTGATCTGTCCATTTTTCAGGAAGTCCTTCAAAACTATCAAATCCATATACTTTATCAGTTGTAAATTTTGAAATATAATTTATAGTTTTACCTTCAAAAACCCCAAATTCTAACCAAAGTTCATCTGTATTTTTCTGTAGCTTCAAATCTTCAAACACGTAATGTAATGGATTTTTATCAATATTAGGAATATCCTTTATAATATTTAATAAATCATTCTGATATGTACTTTTGATTTGTCTAAATAATATAAAAATTAGTATTAAAATAATTATAAAAAAAAATTATGTTCATTTAATATACTCAAATAAAAGAAAAAGAAGGTGTTTTTAAGAGCCTGGAATACTCATCTAATATATCCGTTTTATCAACAACGTCTCTTTGTATATAAAATGCATAATGAACACATACAAATTTTCCGTAAATAACATTCATTTTATTTATACTTTTTGGTTTATCACATGCTAACCATTGTTCCTCATCTTTTCCTACTTCACCATTAAATAATGCAAACTCTGAACCTAACCAGCATAAACAGTTAATACTTACTCTTTCAAACTGATTCAATATCCATTTATCAAAATGATATGTTGAAAGATTATCAGTATTTTTCAATATTTGTTTATGTAAATCAACTGTAAACCCAGCATCTTTCCACCCTACATCATCCATGCATTTATAACCAACAAGTTTTTTATCATCAAAATTTCCAAGTCTTTGATGAATATATGTAATAATAGCGTTGTTCAATATATTTCCATAAACTAAGAAATATTGTGGATTATCTATTCTAAATTTTATAAAATTTATAAAAGCCTCTTTATCATCTATCAAAACTATATCATCATCAAATCTTACGTATATAGTTTTTGGATCAACACAGTTTTTAAAAAAAGAATGTATACTGAAACTACCATCATATGGAACTGTTAGATATTCTAATTTTATAAAGTCTGGATACATTTTAGAATATTTTTCCATATACTCTATATCTTCATCGATGTTTGTATTGACCCATAGTCTATATTCGTCCACTATGTCATTCAATTCGAGTATTTGTGGTATTAATAAATTTAAATATCTTTTACGACCTGCTGGTGTGACTACAACTATACGATAGCCATCAATCATTTATAATCATAAAATATTATAATTTAATATAACAAATGAAAGTAATTTTACTTTTAGTTTTGTTAGTATCGATTGTAATTTTACTTTTTATACGTAATAAAAATTGTTATAAGGAAGAAGACTTTCCAAAAATAATTTGGATTCTGTGGCTCCAGGGATGGGACAATGCTCCATGGCTCCAACAAAGAGTAAAAGAATCTTGGGAAAAACATAATCCTGGATGGGAAGTAAAATGTATAGATGAAAATAATTGTCCAGTAAAAATAGATGGTGATACATTTCAGGATAAAGCTGATGTTATTAGGCTAAGATTGCTTGATAAATTTGGTGGCGTATGGGCAGATTCTACTATGTTATGCATGGAACCACTTGATAAATGGCTAAAACCAAATACTGATTTTTGGATGTATCATGGTTGGGAAAATTGTAAATATGGAGCTATTTGGTTTATAATAAGTAAACCAGGTAATTACTTAATTTCAAAGTGGAAAAATGCAATAGAACAATATTGGAAATCAAATGAAGATTATGGGTATCATGCAACTGATATTATATTTAAAAAATTAGTAGATGAAGATGAAGAATTTAGAAAACAATGGAATAATGTATCTTATGAATGCTGCGAAGACTTTGGATCAGCGCATATTTTTGCAGGAAAAGTTTTAAATTCAGATAAAGACTTGCAAGAAAGTCTCAAAAATAAACCTCCACATGCAATTAAATTAGATAAAGCGTGTTCTAATGACCCAAGTTTAGATAACAACTGTACATTTGCTGTTAAACTCACTTTGTCTACTTGAAAACAAACTTATGATACAACTTGTTGTCACCATTTTGAGGTAAATTAGAAAGTGACACCGTCTGATTAAACTCAAATTTGCCAAGCTTATCACTTGGAATATTCTTACAAGTAAGACCATTTAAAGTAGCAAGTGTTGGAAAATAACCTTCACAATATCCACTAGATTTACCCATATTATCCCTTAATAAATCTATCATCTTTTTACTACATCTCACAACTGGAAAAAAACTAGCCATTTTTTTAGAAATTTCTGTATTTGCAATTTCTCCTTTAAATTCATCATAATGAGTCCACACCTTATCTTCATCATAGGTTCTTATATATGTAGCAATAAAGTCAGTTTGAGTATCATCGATATTTAAAGTAGTTGAAAAATTCCCATCACAATATACATCATTTTCAATATACCATGCAAAATTTGGTTTTATAGGTAATGCATCATATGCTATAACAAATGTTGCTTCCAAATTGTTATAAATAATTTCATGTAAGGGATTTAATTTTTTACAATCGTCTTCTGTATGTACTATTATTTTACTTTGATACTTTTGTAAAAAATCATCGTTCATAGCTTTACGTGTATTATCAAAAATAATAAAACATCTATCTTCTGGAAGTTCTTGCAACATTTTTTCCCATATATTTATAGTTTGTTCATCCAACTTATGGGCTCTTAGAAAATAAACTTCATCAGTGTATTTTGATATTTTAATACAACAAGAAAGTATAAAAAATATAATTAAAAAAATCAAAAGCAATGAAATTCTTTTCATTTAGTATTACTATTTAAAAAAATGATACCATAATCTTTCGAGAGACCAAGGACTTATTGCAGAATTATCAAATTCATTTGGACCATTATGTGCTTTATTATAATCATACATTTCTGATCCCTTTATCAGAGATTCTCTTAATTTTATATAAAGATCTTTAGGATTATCAAGTATTGCCTGTTTTCTTATAAAATACTGACATCCAGCCACATAATGTATTATATCATCTTCAAGTTCTTTATTAAAATAAAAATTATAATAATCTGAAATATTTAATCCTGGATACATAAAGCTTTTTTCTGAAAACCAAATTCCAAAACAGTTTTCTATTCTCCAATTTGGATTTTCGAATTTTTTATTTTTTAAAATATCCTTTATATTATCGCGAGTAATATTTGGTGACATGTGCCCAAATGGATCCCCTTGTAAAATTACAATATAATCTGGTAAATTTTCATAATGGTCTATTATATATCTTAAAAAAGTCTCCCCTTCTCTACCAACATTTGGAATATCCCCATCCGGGCCCTTGTTGTAAATTTTACAATTATCCATTCCGTCTGACCAAGATGTATCTTCTTTATATTTTGCAACAACAATTGTAAACGTACTCATCTTATTTTAGGCCCAGTTAATTACTGGAGCAATCCCTGCATAGTCACAGTGTGTTGAATATGCGGGAATACATGAGATGAGACTCCGTCCTGAATTCCAAAGAGTACAGAACCTCTCATGATCGTTTGAGACGGGTCCATTACTCGAAAACTTGTAGTGAACCGCGAGATCCTTCTTGAGTGTAGACATTTTCATAGCAAATGTATCAGTTGTCGAAGGTGTAGTTCGCCAGTGGACACTCCTGGAAGGAACCAACTGAATCTGGAAACCCTTTGCGTATGTCTCATAGTATCCTGGCATGTACTTGTCTCCATGATCATACAAAGTCACATAATCCGCATTCGTCTCAAAACCCTCCCTGAGAATTTTGAGGAACCCAGTCACATGGAGGTAATCATCCTCCACGAAATAAATTATGTCATCATCTGGGATGTCCAAACTCATAACATAATCAATCATTTTGGTAAAGCTCTTCGCTTCTGTCCCAGCATCAATGACGTGGATACTGGGATACTCTGAAATAAAATGACCCTCTGGATTTCCATCAAAAATCACAGTGAGCTCAGAGTTTTTGTCATCATTCATAACATCATTCAAAAGAACTCCAAAAAACTTTTCACGCGAGAACCACTCCGGCCTCTTCTTGTTGTGACTCACAGCTGAATAATTGCAGTGACGAACAAAAATGTGAATCTTCGGAGACATTTATTAGAAAGGGTTTCAACTTTTTAAGTTCTATGTAGTCAACTTCTATGAAGTCAACTTCTATGAAGTTGCCGTGTACGCAGCAGATTTATAGTAAACACTTGGCTTACTTGGGCTCAGACCCATAACCTTCTTTACTATGACTCTTCTGGACTTTGATTTTTTCAGTAACTTTGCTGCACTCGTCTGTAACTGAGTATTGGGTCTGCTTGGCGCATTCTTGTTTCCAAAGAGCTTCCCGTAGACACTGTTGTATCCAGTAACCTTTGGTAGGACCCTGTAAACACTATTCTCCGTGTGACCTTTTGGTATCCTGATACTGCGTCCAAAGTCAATGACCCACATTCTAGTTATCTTGTTTCCAGAAAATGTAACCATAATATTTGAATCATGGAGATCCCCGTGACTTATTCCACGGATGTGCATCGCCCTTATGACCCTGGCTTTTTTTGCCGCCTCTGTTGGGTCCTTTCCATGGAGACGGTGAAACTCCCTAAGAGTCACTGCATTTGAAGGGAGCTTCTTCATTAGGAACGCACTGACGTTTTTCTTGGTGTTGGTATAGAAGGATCCTTTCTTCACCTTTGGTATAAAATTGACACCCTTGAGTCTCTGCATTGCGAGATACTCCTTTGCACTTCGACCCTTCATGATTTTTAGAGCGTGTGTACCAACGTTGTACACTCGACCATTCACACCAGCACCTAGAAGTTTTAGGTGCGTGGTTTTCCACTTTTTGATTTTTATTATATTTTTAGCCAACTTGTTTGTGAGAGTCGCTGTCATTTATTATTTTATAATATTTAAAATTAAGTTTAGTAATATTATAATGAAAAATGTACTTCCATTTTCATATGTATTAAGTAATAGTATAAATACATGCAATTCTGAATTATTTTTTGATTTTATAGGAACTCCTGATGAAATTATACAAAAAATACAAAATATAGAAAAATTATATAGACCTGTATGGGGTGTAAAAATTAAAAAAGATTGTAAACTTGAATATGAAATTTATTTTTATCATGGTGATCCAGTCACCGTAAGATATTCAAAAGAAAATACTATAACAACAACAGATTTAAATATACCAGAACCCAAAACACCATCAAATTATTTATTTTTTTCTATAGATTCTTCCGATAAAGAACCAAATTTTTTTTATTATGAGCCCTCCAAATCTACAGAAAAATATTTACATTATTTTTCTATAAAAAATGATATTGTTCAGAATAATTACGATAGATGTACTCCAACAAATATAAATAATATAATGTATTCCCATCTTATAAACAAAAAATTTATAAATTTTGATATAAATGAGAAAATAAAAACAATATATATTGGTGATAAACAGTATCGTAATTATATAGGTGTGTATTATGATGGAGTTACATGGATACAGTTAAAGACTCTTTTGGAAGAATTTAACGTTTATGAAAATTACAGGTTTGTGGATAAATATAAACAATATAATTTTTCAATATCTGTAGATTATAGAAAAACTGACTTTGAAATGGAAAGAATAGGTATATATGGAATTTTATATTAATGTAAATGGAAAACTTATAGAATTTTGTGAAAAATAAAAACTACCTGTTCCCATACTTGACTTATAAGTTAATAAACACCCAAAATTACTGGCACCACCATTATTAAAAACAGTACCGTCTATTGCTGCTGGAAATTTATTTCCCGCGGAATCTATATTATGAGCGCCAGTTATGGTTAATGTTCCTCTATTATCATCAGTATAACTGTAACCTTCTACTCCATATTGTTGATTAGAACCATCGTCAAGTATTTTTGATATATATAATACAGAATCAGAAAACATGAAAACAAATATTCTATTGTAATTAAAACTTCCTTTAGAAGGAACATTAAAATTAAATGTAATACGTTTGTTTATTGTTGTAAAATCTGGTGGAACATATGGACCCATTGGACTGCTACCTGGTGTTAATGATCCATTACAGTGAGTAAAAATTTCTGGAGGTACTGGAGAACCTCCAGTTTTTGTATAAATTAAACTCGGTACACTTGGTACTTTCGTAGAACTTGTTGGTGATGATGTGGGATAAATATTTAATTTGATTGTACCAATATACGATATAAAATCAGTGCCAGAGGTTCTACAAATTGGATTTGGCATTATTATGTCTTTACCACCTTTAATCATATCAAAAATTGTATAAAAACAAGTTGCTGTAGAACCAGGAAAAAAACAAATTGCAGTATTATTTCTAGTATTTAACCAATATCCAGCAACGTCATAATATTTGAAAATAGTATTCACAGCTGTAAGTGAATTGCATTTCCAATTTATATAATCAATAGATAATTGATCAGTTGAACTTCCAGTAAAGTCATTTATACTATTATAATTATTTCTAGTTCCATTAATTGTAGATATTAAAGTAAATGATCCATTCGGATTTAATGTATATTTTTTTATAGTTGATGTATCAGATTGAAAAACATTTTCATTCACATCATAAAATGTTGATTCATTTTTCCACAATCCATTAATAGAATATGGATATATACCAGGTTTTATATAAAGTGACCACATCTGGGTTTGTAAAGTAGAATCATATGGACTTAATATTATACTTCCATTTGGTTGTAATGTCCAGACTTTTGTTGTATCTTTCATAGAAACTATTGTACTTGTACTATAATCATATGCAAAAATTGAAGATTGATAATGAGGTGTAGAAAATCCCATGTTTTGTTTCATATTTGTTATAACTGTACTTTCATCAACATCAACTTCAATTTTGGCATCATATGGATTTTGTAATATATTTAAATTTGTAAAATTAACAAAATTTGTTGGATAAGGTAATATATTTGTATAATTGAAAAATTTTATTGTAGTTAAATCAAACCCAGGTATAGAAGAATCTGATATATTCATATTTCCATATGTAATAAGATTATAAGATGTATCATACACACATGATATTATACTATTACCTGTATAAGTAATTTTCAAAATAATTTGCGTAATAGATGGTATGTTTAATAATGTTTGTAGTATAGGTAATGCTGGAATTGGAGAGCTCGTTGGTGGAGTTGGTGGAGTTGGATCATATGTTATCCGTAAAACTTGATATTTTAAACTTATTACAAATTTTGAATCTTGTAAATAAATAATAGGAATAAAATCCGTTAATGAATTATAATTTGAAAGGAAACTCATTCCAACTTTAATTTCAAATTGAGATAATACGGGATAAATACCAGTATTTGCAATAAAAAAGCCGTTATAAAACATATTTGTAACACCATTATCTAGTGTATAAGTAGACCCATCTGATATACTTGTCATTATGCCACCTGAATAAATAAACTGCATTCGACCGGAAAATGACAATATAAAATAAATAGTTGTAGTTATTGCTGCTTGTGCAGCTGAAGGCCACTCTTCTACTGTACTTATTAAAGCAGGGTTTCCCTCGGTAATTGTACAATCGTATAAATGATTGTATACAAATGGTGAGGGTGCAGAGCTTACAAACATTATTTGTGTTGTTGATACAAGTCTAAAAATAGCCGAGGATGATCTTGCTGTCCATGTTCCGATAGGAATAGTTTCTGCAAAATTAGTTGTATACATTCCTTCGTCATTTGTTCGAGATGTACTATTAACATTGATAAGTCCTCCATTTAATATTTTTCCAGATGGTAATATTGTATTCGTTGTTACAGATTCTGGTGTAAATGAAAAACTAGAAGCATGGGATGAACCACTCACAATTAAACCTTCATCAGTTTTAAATGTACTTTTTACAGCTTTTGAAGAATTATTTTTGGGGGATATCATAAAACAATATGAAAATGGAACAAATTGATCAAGTTTTAATGATTTTATAGGTGTATCAATCTGAGCATCTCTTAAATTCGGAATTGCAGTTGGTGTGGGAAATGAATATATTGTAGATCCTTGATAACTTGAATTATAAAATATATCAGAAACTCCATAATTTTGATATATTGCTACAAAAGTTAATGACATTGCTTGTTGAATTGATGAACCTGTATATGTAGCTATCGGACTTATATAAATATTTCCAGGTTTTTTATAATCTTCAAAATATCCAGTATAATAATCAGTAGTTACTGGAGTAATATTAGTTATAGTACCATTTGAATTATCTACAAAATTATATACAAAAGTACCATTTATTGTAAAAGAAGTTGACGAATTTATTATACATGTAGATTTTGATATCTCTGAATCTGATACTTTATTATTTTTTATATAAGTAGTATTACATAAATTCAATATACCAGGAACTCCAGTACTGGAAGATGGACTAGGAGACCCCGGTCCTGGAGATGGTTTATAATTCAAATTAAAAACATCAGAAATACCGTTAATAACAAGTTTTTCAACTACGATTGGACTACTAAAAGTGCTGGGGCTGCTCGAGGTACTGGGGCTGCTCGAGGTACTGGGGCTGCTCGAGGTACTGGGGCTGCTCGAGGTGGGGCTGCTCGAGGTACTGGGGCTGCTCGAGGTACTGGGG